GTTATGAGTTTGGATATAACCAAGGTCAAAGAGATGAATCACTTGAGCGTGTGAATAAAAGTATTGAAGAGTTAAGAAAGTCAGTTAATGAGTCATGAAGATGCCACTAACAACTTACTACTGTATAAGTAAAGATTGTGGTTGGCAGGTAACTGATCATAAATTGCGAGATGGTCAAAGGTGTTTGAAATGTGGATTACCAACAAATAGTTATTTGGTGAAAGATAAGAAAAGTAGGTGACTGTTAATTTATTGAAACTTATTGTAATCTTAGACGTATATCCTATTAACATGAAAATAATGGAGGTTGTACGTGTGAAGAAATTATTATTTGTTTTTCTAATAATGGTGATGGTTATTATGACTGGTTGTAGTGGAGAAACAGACGCTAAAAAGGAGTCAGATGATCCATATACTCATCATGAAGTTAGTTGGTCTGATGATTATAACGGACTGAAATCTACTGTACAAAAGGTTGTTACAATGGATGGAATGATAGGTATTAAATTAGTGTTAGAGAATACAACAGATCATGAGTTTACTACCAATGCAACACAAGGAATACTTACATTGAATACAGATGAGACCATTGAGGGTACTAAGAATAGTAATCCTACAACAATAGGTACGATTAGTCCTGGTGGGAAAATAGTTGCTAACCTAAACTTCAATGTAGAAAGTAATGTTGAAGATATTAATAATCTTAAGCTTCAGTGGTATGTATATGATGAGTCAAAAGATATTAGTGAACAGAAGAAAAGTTATACAACTGAATTAGAAATTAATTAAGTCACTCATTAGAGTGGCTTTTATTTTGTTTAATTATAAGAAAGGGAGATGAGTAGATGAGTAATTTTATAATTGTCTATCGACTAGATAACGGATTTGATATTACTGAAGAAAAGAAAGCTTATAGTATGAGTCGTATTGAAGAATATGCTCACAAGAATGTAGATGGAATGAAAAGAATTATAGATAGAGATGGTTGTTACCAAATGTTTGATGCCAATAGTATTACATGCGTTAGTGTATTGAGAACAGATGGATCTATTGAGTAGGTGAATAAACGATGGCTAAAGAAGTTAATCCATTTTACAAAACAAAGAAGTGGAAGAGTAAGAGACAAAAGATACTAAGACGAGATAGTTATTTATGTAGGGAATGTAGTCGATATGGTAAGACAACACCTGCTACAATTGTTCACCACATTTATCCTTTAGAATTATATCCAGAGTTAAAGTTAAACAGTGACAATCTCTTAAGTTGTTGTAGTGGTTGCCATGAATCATTCCACAATAAAGCAACAGATGAATTAACAGATAAGGGTAAGCAGTGGATGAAAAGAGTTAATGTTGAAGAAGGTTGACCCGCCCACCTTAGACAAAGGCACAAGAAAGCCTGGGTACCGAAGGGGGGAACCTTTTCCAATAGAGCGACTTGTGAGAAAACTTTTTTGAACTTTTTGGAAAGGAGGGCATTAAATGTCACGTAGAATTTTATCTCGTGAAACTATAAGAAAACATGTTATTAGTGACATGGAAACACTAGGTGTTTATAAAAAAGAATACCGTGATCTAATTGAAATTTACGTTGATACATACCATGATTATTTGCAAGCAAGGAAAGATTTTGAGGACAGTGGAAGGAAATACGAAAGTGAAACTGCTAATGGTAATCCTAAAAAGTCAGCCATTGTTGACAGTCTAGAAAAATTAAGGAAAGACATACTCGCATACTCCGATAGACTGTGCCTTTCTCCAAAGAGTTTAGAGAGGGTATCTGCTGAAAAGGAAAGTGGCTCTGCATTGGCAAAGGCGTTGAATAAACTTGAATAAACAATTTCCTAACTATGATACTGTAATGGAGTATGCAAATAGTATTATCGAAGGTAGGAAGGTTGCAAATAAGGAACAGATAGAAGGTTGTCAAAGATTTCTGAATGATTTAGATAATGAGGATTACGACTTTAACCCTAAGGATGCTGAGTTTGTCATTGGGATAATTCAAGATACATTTGTCCATGAGAAAGGGGAAAGTATGGAAGGGTATCCGTTAAGAAATACACCTTTTTTACTGCAACCTTGGCAAAAGTTTGTTATCTATAATTTGTTAGGATTCTTTCATAAAGGTACTAAACTCAGACGTTATAAGGAAAGTTTTATAATGCTTCCCAGAAAGCAGGGTAAGAGTCCATTCACTGCTTCTTTATCTTGGGGACTAGCTTTATTAGAAAGAAAATCAAGTGCAGAGATTGTTATTGTTGGTGAAAAACTTAAACAAGCAATGCAGAGTTTTAATTTTCTTTTACATAACTTACGTCATATGGGTGAAGATAAAAACTTTCGTATTCTAGATAATAACCAGGAACACAGTATAAGTGGTGACTTAGGTAATGGGTATTTGAGAATTGAAACTATTGCTGGTAACAGTGACCGAATGGATTCACTTAATACTTTGATTCAAATTTTGGACGAGTTACATCTCTATAAGTCGGCTTCTCACTATAACACAATTAAGGAAAGTGGTAAGGCTTATCGTAATTCCCTTTGTGTGGGTATAACGACAGCAGGAGATAACCCAAACAGTTTCTGTTATAACCGTATGAAGTATTGTCAAAAGATACTAGATGGTACTGTTAAAGACGAGCAATACTATGTGTTCATAGCTAAGGCTGATGAAGATGAAAATGGAGATGTTGACTACACTAATCCAATCGAGCATGAAAAAGCAAATCCTAATTATAACGTGTCAGTTTCTGCAAACGAATTATTAAATGATGCTGACCAGGCTCAGAATGATCCTCAATCAAGAAAAAGTTTCTTAGCTAAATCATTAAATATTTATACTTCTTCAATGAAAGCCTATTTCAATATTAATGAATTTAGGAATAGTGATATTAAGTATAATTGGACGTTAGAGGAATTAGCTAAATTACCAATTGATTGGTATGGAGGAGCAGACTTAGCATTAATGCATGACTTAGTAGGGACTTCCCTTTATGGAACTTATCAGTATAAAGAAAAAGGTGAATCAAAAGAAGTAGATATAGCGATAACACATGCTTTCTTCCCTATTGTGGCAGCACATAATAAAGCTGAAGAAGATGGAATCCCGTTATTTGGTTGGCAAGACGATGGAAATCTTACAATGACAAACACGCCAACCACTAACCATGAAGACGTAATTAAATGGTTTGTAAAAATGAAAGAAATGGGATTCAAAATTAAACAAGTTGGCTTTGATAGAAAGTTTGGTCAAGAGTTTTTCTTAGGTATGAAAAGAAATGGATTTAGTATTAAAGACCAACCTCAATATTTTCATATGAAGTCACAAGGCTTCAGACATATTGAAAACAAAGTAAAGAATGGAAAGTTTTATTATCTTCATTCAGATGCATTTGAATACTGTGTACAAAATGTACGAGGTATTGAGCAAACTGACAATGCTATTAAGTACGAAAAAGTAACACCAAATCAACGAATTGACTTATTTGATGCTACAGTTTTTGCAGCGATTAGAAAGATTGAGAATATGGAACGGTCAAGTTCAGCAAACAAATGGCTTGGCAAAGGTGGTGCTTAGAATTAATTTAATAAAGGAAAATCTAGTTGAAGTATTCTTGCTTACTGGAATCTGTTTAATTTCTACGGGCTGTTTTTTATGGTCAACAATTGCAGGTTTCATTGTAACAGGAATACTTTTTTTAGGTTTATCAGTTCTTATCTTATATAAAGGGGGTGATTAATATTGGGATTTCTAGTTAATAAAAGCAAAGTCCGTTCTGATACATCGGAAGCAACGAATTGGTTTTTAAATCAATCTTCCGAGACTTTAACCATTCCTGGTTATAGAAAGTTAGCTGATAATCCTGAAGTCAAAATAGCAGTACATAAAATTGCGGATTTAATATCATCCATGACCATTCATCTAATGAAGAATACAGAGGATGGAGATGTAAGAGTTAAGAATGAATTATCTCGTAAAATCGATATCAGTCCTTATAGTTTAATGACAAGGAAGTCATGGATTTATAACATTGTAAACAATCTGTTATTAGAAGGTGATGGAAACTCTGTTGTTTTTCCTAAGATAAAAGATGGTTTGATTGATGACCTTATTCCTTTAGATCCATCTAGTGTTTGGTTTAAAGATACAGAGGATGGTTACAAAATAAATTACGGTTCTAAATCGTTTGACCATGATAATGTATTACACTTTATTATGAATCCTAATCCACATAGACCGTACATTGGACAAGGATATAGAGTTGTTTTAAGAGATATTGTTCACAACTTAAAACAAGCTACTGCAACTAAAAAAGGATTTATGAATGGTAAGTATATGCCTTCTCTTATTGTTAAGGTTGATTCGCATACTGCTGAACTTGCAAGTGAAGAAGGTAGAAATGCAGTTTATGACAAATATCTTGAGTCAAGTGAAGCAGGGAAGCCTTGGATAATTCCAGCAGAAATGATAGACGTTGAACAAGTTAAACCATTGTCATTAAGCGATTTGGCAATTAACGAAGCAGTTGAATTAGATAAGAAAACGGTAGCAGGACTTTTAGGAGTGCCTGCTTTTTTTGTTGGAGTTGGAGATTATGACAAAGATGAATACAACAATTTTATTAATTCAACAATCTTGCCTCTTGCTCAAGGGATTCAACAAGAATTAACAAGAAAACTTTTGTTTAGTCATGAAATGTATTTCAAATTTAATGCACATAGTCTATATGCTTATGATTTGAAAGAACTCTCAGATGTTTTCACTAACCTTTATGTTAGAGGATTATCACCAGGTAATGAAGTTAGAAATAAATTAGGTCTTTCTCCAATGGAAGGATTGTCTGAATTGGTGATTTTAGAAAACTATATTCCATTAGACAAAATTGGAGATCAAGAGAAACTGAAAGGTGGTGATAAAGTTGAGTAGGTCTGAGGAAATGCAAGTTAGAAATGTGGTTAGCGACTTAAACACTAGAGCAGATGAAGAAACAGACATGTACATAGAAGGTTATTTTGCTATCTTTAATCGTGAAACAGAATTGTTTCCTGGTGGCTTTGAAGAAGTAGACCCTAAAGCATTTGATAATACTTTAGGCAATGATATTCGAGGGTTAATCAATCACGAAACTGGATTGGTTCTTGCTAGAAATAAATCAGGAACGCTTGAATTGAAGGTTGACGGTCATGGTTTATGGGGGCGTATAAAAATTAATCCTCAAGATTCAGATGCAGTGAATTTGTATTCTCGTGTACAAAGAGGTGACGTTGATCAATGTAGTTTTGGCTTCAATATTATCAATGAAGAAGCTGATTATCGTGATGACGGTACAGTTAAATGGAGACTAACAGAGGTTGCTCTTCATGAGGTGAGTGTTTGTACATTCCCCGCATACGAAAGTACAGGGGTGCAAGCCCGAATGGATGAAATTGAGCAGCACAAGCAAAAACAATTAGAACAAAGAAAACACAATTTAAAGGAGCGAATGAATAAATGGCTTTAAAGCAATTAATGATTCAGAAGAAAATTGATCAAAGGAAATCTACATTAGATGAATTAGTAGGTAAAGAAGAAGGATTTAAGCAACGTTCTGAGGAGCTTTCATCTTCTCTAGAAGAGGCTCAAACAGATGAAGAATTAGAAACTGTTGAAGGTGAAATTAACGGTTTAGAAGAAGAACGAAATGAATTGAGTGAGCAAAAAAGTAACCTTGAAAATGAAATCACAGAACTTGAAAGCGAACTAGAGCAATTAAATTCTAAAACACCTGTAAATAACGAAAGGGGCAAACAACAAATGAAAAATGAAAATGTAGAAGTACGTGAGGCTATTAGTGAGTATGTGCGCACAAAAGGTCAAACACGAGCAGGATTCTCTTCTGTAGAAGGTGGGGCATTAATTCCAGAAGAATTACTTACACCACAAGAAGCACCAGAAGATATGATTGATTTATCTAAATTAGTTAATAAGAAAAAGGTTAATAGTGGAGCAGGTAAATATCCAGTAATTAAAAAGTCAGGTAGTAAAATGACTTCTGTTGCTGAACTGGCATCTAACCCAGAACTAGCAAAACCAACTATCACAGAAGTACCTTATGATATTGAGACTTACCGTGGATACATTCCTGTATCTCAAGAAGCAATTGACGATGCTGATTATGATGTAACAGGTCTAATTGCAGATGAAATTTCTGACCAAGAATTGAATACGAAAAATGCAGCAATTGCTACTGTACTTAAGACTGCTACTGCTAAAGCGGTAACTGGTTTTGATGGTTTGAAAGGTGTATTTAATAAAGACGTTAAACGAGTGTATAATGCGAAAGCAATTATCTCTGCATCTCTATTCAACGAACTAGATATTACGAAAGATAACAGTGGACGTTATTTACTACAAGATGATGTTACTGTTAAATCTGGTAAGCGTTTATTCGGTCATGAAGTTGTAGTTCTAGATGATGATGTAATCGGTACTGCTTCAGGTGACTTAGTAGGATTTATCGGTGATCCAAAAGCATTTACTACACTATTTGACCGTAAGAAAGTATCTGTTAAATGGGTAGACAATGATGTTTATGGTCAATTGCTTGCTGGATTTGTCCGTTTTGATGTAGAGGCAACTGATTCTGAAGCAGGATTTTATGTCACTTATACTCCAGAAACAACAGCATAAGGAAGTGATGTAATTGAAAGCGAAAGTAATTAAACCTTTTAGAGATTTGAAGGAAAACGTTAAACGGGAAAAAGGTGAAACTTTCACTTTATCTCAAGAACGTTTTCAGGAAGTGAACTCTACAAGGTTTGGGAAATTGGTTGAAAAAGTTGTTGAGAAAAAGCCGAAAAGGAAAAATGAAAAAGTAGGCGATAAATAATGAATATTGCAACAGTTCTTGAGTTAGTTAAAAGTCGAATTGGGATTAGTTCAAGTGTTCGAGATGCTTATCTATATCATATTATTGAAGGTATTATAACAGAATTAGAAGATGAAAAAGGGTTAGTGCTAGATGGTACTAGCCCTTATCATTTAATGTTTGTAGTTGATTATTCTACTTGGAGATATCAGAACCGTGACAGTATGGATGGAATGCCTAGACATTTACAGTTTAGATTACATAATTTAATGATTCATGTAGGTTCTAAAAATATTAGAGTTGATGAAATGAAAACAGTGGATTCCTTACCTACCAATCCTGATCAACATGTTGTGTATATATTGGATTCAGACGATAGTAAGCAAGTCTATCTTAATGCTCAATGGGTCTCTGTTGATTTAGTGAATGGGACGTGGGTTAAAGTATGACCTTTGATAATGAATTAACTCTAATAAAAACTACTGGAAGCACAACTAACAGTATTGGTGACTCTATACCAAACGAAGAAAAAACAACTGTCCTATGTGATATATTATCCGTTACTCGTTCAGAACATTACACTGCTATGGCTAATCAAATGCAACCAGAGTTGGTATTTGTTTTAAATAAATACGACTATGACAAACAAAAAGATGTAGAGTTTGAAGGTGATAGGTATAGAGTAATTAGAACCTTTAAACCTAAGTCTTCTAAGGATATTGGAAGCATTGACAACATTGAATTGGTTTGCCAAGGGGTTGGTGAGTAACTAATGCCAATGCCTAAATCAGTAACAAGAGTAAATAAGAACGGTGTCAAATTTATAAGTAATGTAGACAGAGCCAATTACACAATGAAGGAATTGCAAAGAGCAGCATTAAGAGATACTGCAAAGTTTATTCGTAAACGGATGATTGAAAAGTTAAAGAAACTCCCAGGTATGAAACGTAATAAACGTATCTATAACTCTACTCAATATTGGGTTAGGAGTCGGGAAACTGATTTACAAATTGGTTTTAAACATGACACTTGGTATGGAGTTCAACAAGAATTAGGAACTAGCAATCAACCTAAAAGAAGCATTCTAAAGGACACTGTACATGAGAATATTGATGAAATTAGAAAGATTCAAGGTCAATATTTATCAGCCATAGAAGATAGCAACAAAGCAAAAGGTCTAATTGATGAAGGGGAGTATGTACCAAATGAAAATAATTAAAATTCGTTCAGATATACAAACTTTCCTTGAATCAAAGACAGAAAATGTTTACTACGAAAAAGCTGATAAAGGTGCACTTTACCCACACGTTGTATTTGATTTAGTTAACTCCACTGATGATGGAACAATGGAAAGATTTGTTCTAGAAATTGATGGTTGGGATGATAAGGAAGATACAACAGACTTAGAAACAATGATGAGTGTAATTGATAAAGGATTACATAAAAGAACAGTGGTTGTCGATGATATTTCTCTCACTTTTTATAGAGAAAACAGATTAACTGTACATGACGATAACCCACAGATAAAACGAAGACAATACGTGTACCAAGTTAGAGTATACGGTGAATAAAAATAGGAGGTTTTATGAATGGTTGACTTTTACAAACCAACATCACCACAACCTGAGAATGTCCAGTTAGGTGAAGGGGTGTTAGTGTTTAACTTTGACCCTACTGCATTAGATGGTACAGATGAAGTACCTTTCGGAGCAGTACGTGGTGGTGGTACTTACAATATTGAACGAACAGATAAACCCATTCGTTATGATGGAGACCATGGTGAAGACACCAAAGGACTAAAACGTGCAACAGAATGGAAGATTACAATTAGTGCAAATGCATTAGAATTAGACCATGAAAAGTTAGCAATGTTTATGCCTGGAACAAAAGAAGTTGTTACAGAAACAGTAGTACCAGAAGATCCAGGTCACACAAAGTTTCGTCCTAATGCAAATTTAACAGACACAGATTACATTAATAACCTGGCATATATCACTCGTACACAAAGTGGTATGTTAGTAGCTTATGTAATTGAAAATGTACTAGGAGACGGTAATTTTTCTGCAGCGTTTGCAGACAAGGATGAAATCGTACCAGAAGTGACATTTACTGCTCACTTTGATCCAGCTAACCCTGATGTAGTACCAACATACATTGCTCAATTTGATCAGCCAGCTAGTGTATAAGATAACAAAATAACAACAAAGAAAAGGGGCTTATATAGCCTCTTTTTTATTTTATGGGAGGTAATTTAGTGGAAATTAGAAGTCCAAAATCAACAGATATCTTTACAATTATTCGTATTCTAGGGAAGTTGAAAATCAAGAATGATGTAGTTTCTATGTCATCTAAAATTGCATTAATGAATAACAAAAACAAGAAATTAAAATCAGCAAAAGGTAAAGAAAAAGAACAATTAGAGAATGAAGTAGGCGAATTACAGACTGAGTTAGGTGTGAATCTTCCCTTTATTCTTCTTGAAAATATTGATAAAGCACAAGACGATGTTGAGAAACTATTCGCTGATCTTGTAGGTATGTCTGTTCAAGAATATCAGGATTCAGATGCTGACTTAACAGTTGATATTTTTTACAAGATTCAAAGTGACAAAAAGTGGATGAACCTTTTTACAAAGGCTTTACGATTGTTTCAAAGGTAGGATTTGATGCAGAAGAAGTCATAGACCTGATCTTTTCTAGATACAGTGACATGTCTTTTTTTATGTCCTTAGATGTAGATATGGTCTGTGATCAAATTGAAAAAGCAATCGTGAAGCAGAATGAGGAAAAACTATGGGATATTTATTTAGTTAATTTCTCCAAAATGGATAAAGATAGCTTCGAGTCATTTGAAGAATTTAAGAAGAGGTTAGAACAACCTCAACAAGCACAAAGCACAACAACAGTTGAAGAAGAATACGACAAGTTAAAAGCAATGATGAAAAAAAGTGTAGCCCAGAAAGAGGGTGAATAAGAATGGAAATATTTAAGTTATTTGGATCTATTTTTATAGACGATAAGGAAGCAAATAAGAGCCTTTCTAAGATTGAAGAGAAGACGGGGAACTTTACAGAGAAATTAGGTAAAGGTATCAAAACAGCAGGGAAATTAGGTGTAGGTGTTGCAGCAGGTGCTGGAGTAGCTGCTGCAGGACTAGGTACTTTAGTTTCAAAAGCGATGGAAACTACAAATGAGATTAACAAGTTTTCTGAAGTGACTGGTATGAGTAAAAAAGGCTTCCAGGAATGGGATTACGTAGCAAAACAATTCGGATTCAGTATGCAAGATGCATCAGGCGATATGGCTATGCTTGCTGAACGTGCTATGGATGCTAAAAGTGGCGTTGGTGAAAATGCTAAAATGTTCAAGCGATTAGGTGTTAGTGTTACTGGTGCTAATGGTCAGTTAAAGTCACAAGAGCAGTTATTCAATGAAGTTATAACAGGATTACAAGGGATGGAAAACTCGACAGAAAGAAACGCTATAGCAACTGCTATGTTATCCACTACAGGAGAAGAATTAGCCCCCGTTCTCAATATGTCCAATAAAGAACTTAAGAAAATGAAAGGGAACGCTAATGTAATTAGTAATGAAAACTTAAATAAAGCAGAACAATTTAAGCAGAAATGGCAAAAAGCAAAAGCCACTCTTACAACTGTAGTAACTGAAATTGGAATCAAGCTTATGCCGATATTTAGTAAAATGTTAGATTGGATCATGGAACATATGCCTCAAATTCAATCTACATTTAAAGTTGTCTTCTCTGTAATAGGTAGTGTGATTCGTGGATTTATCGATGTTATTCAAATAACAATCAAGTGGCTGAAAGACATGTTCTCAGGCAACAAAGAAACTCTTGAAGGTATGAAAGCTAAGTTCTCAGAGATCATGCCTAAGTTGCGTAATTTCGCAGAAAAAGCATTCAAGGCAGTTATTAATGTGGCAAAAACAATGTATAAATTCTGGAAGGAAAACCTTCTACCTATCTATGTTCAGTTATTTGAGTGGATACGGTCATACATGCCTAAAGTAAAGGAATTTGCAAAAGTAGCATTTCAGAAAATCATTGATATAGTGAAAATTGCTTGGGATATTTTTAAGAATGACTTACTGCCAATCTTAGCAGGATTCTATTCTACAATCCGTGAAAACCTTCCACAAATTAAGAAGATATTTGAAAAAGTGTTCGGGATTATTTTCAAGGTTATTGAAACTGTATGGGACATTTTGGATGCTTCACTAATTCCAGTAATTAAATTTCTATGGGAAAAAGTAGTACAGCCTTTATTGCCTAAACTAGGTAAGGTTATAGAAGATACTTTTAGTATTATTATTGACATTATCGAAGAAACAATTGAAATATTCGATGATGTGGTTGGTGCAATCCAAGAAGGTATCGATAAACTTACCTTTTGGAATAATACTGACCCTGAAGAAAAGACTTTAAAAATCAATGAAGAGAGCCACTACACTGACAGTAGAGGAAGACCTAAACGGTATGCAACAGGTACTAATTATCACCCAACAAATGAACCTTTTATTGCAGGTGAGAATGGTGCTGAACTTGTATTTGGTGGTAAAGGTAGCAAGGTAAAAACTGCCCAAGAAACCAAAGATATGTTAGGCGGTACTACAGTTAATCACAATTATGTAACTATATCAGCGAAAGATGTTAAAGAGTTTAATGAAGTGACAGACTTCTTTAATCAATTACCACAAACGGTAAAAGCAAATACATAGGGGGTGAATAAATGCCAACAATCACAAAAAATTCTTATAATCTGATTAACGGAGATAAATTTACACTAGACATACCTTCAGGAGTTAAAATTATAGATGCTCAAATTAAGTACCGAGATAGTAGTGGTTCTATTACGTCAACTGACGAAGGTAGTTCTACAAAAAGTGGTTCGGGTTCCTATGACCAAAGTTGGAAACCCTCTTCTTACATCGTTAATCCAGGTGACAGAGAACTTCTTCATGTAGAAATTTCTGGTTCGATATTAGGGACAGATGTAAGGAGTGGAACGGATTATTTATCAAGTGCAAGTACCTCTTATTACAGAATAAATTCAGATGAGCATGATAATTACTTTTGGGTTAGGGGTTATGCTAGTAGTTCTCGAATTGAAGTTGACTTAGAAAGGGTAGATGGCACACTTCTTAGAAGTGATGTGAATAATGACCCATGGATAGATGCAGTAGACGAAGTCACTAATAGGCTTAGAGTTAAATCCTTTTGGTTTGATGGGTTACAAGACCCTCGTATAAACGTTAACGGTAATAATACAGCCTACTATTACGGTGAGTTAAACCGATATGAATACACTCAATGGGATAATTTTTCGACTTCTTATTTACAAGAAGGTACAAACAACTTCACATTTTATTCTGATAAAGGTGAAGGTGATGTTTATGTTGAGGTTACTTATAACGAGCCACCAGGAGTACCTACATTAGAAAAGCCTAATGGTGGAGAAACGTGGAACGATGAACATCAATTATCTATTCTTGCAGCTACGGATGCAGAAGGAGACTCTTTAACGTATGAATACCAATTAAGTACAGATAACGGCACAACATGGGATACGATTTTGAATACAATTAGCACTAACCCAACCTACAACTTCATTAATGAATCAGAATCATCTACATGTAAAGTTCGTGTTAGAGCCTATGATGGTCATTCTTATGGTGAATGGGATGAATCAGACGGTGTATTTACTATACAACATAATCAAGCACCAAACGAACCTGATAATCTTGAGCCTAATGGTGGGAACTCGTTAGATAACACATCTGTAATTAGGTTAAGTTGGGAACACAACGATCCTAATAGTAATGACCCACAATCTCAATTTGATATTCAATGGAGGTTGCAAGGCAATAGTACATGGAATGTTATTAGTAGAACTACAACTAATAATTATTTTGATGTTTCAGCTGATGTGTTTCCAGTTGGAGATATTGAATGGAGAGTAAGAACGTATGACCAAGAAAGTTTATCAAGTCCTTATTCAGAAACAGCAGTATTTACTGCGTCTGAACCTTCCAACGCCCCAACAATAATTGAACCTGATTCAGTAGTAACAATAGCAAATCCAACTGTGCAATGGTCAAGTGCTAATCAAGTCAGTTACCAGATTGTTATTGAGAACTCTTTAAATGAGATTGTTTGGGATACTGGTGAGGTTAATAATTCAAACAAGGCACAAACTGTAGGGATTGACTTAAATAATGGTGGTCAATATAAGGTAAAGGTAAGAGTTAAAGATATTGGTGGTATATGGTCTGAATATGCTACTAAAAGCATTGAAGTGTCTTATACACCTCCTACTAAGCCTACATTAAACAGACTATACTGATTACGCAGTAGCAAAGAATCAAGTATATGAGTATTATGTCCGTGCTTTAGGCGATAATGGCACAATTTCTAGTTCTGACAAAGTAAGTAACTCAACTACTTTTAGAGGTGTTTGGCTACATAACATACAAGATCCATTAAACTCTATTTATAACTTCAAGTATGACAAAGAAAATCGTTCATCAAATTGGAAGCCTGATGTTACATTTACTCAATTTGCAGGAAGAAAGCATAAAGTATCTGAGTTTAGTTTGGCCGAAGACGATGTTTTCTCTGTAACTTTAGAATTAATTAGTGATGAAGAGGTTGATAAATTAGAGGATATTATCAAAGCAAAAGATATTGTTTGTTGTAGAGATGGAAGAGGGCGTTTATTATTTGGCATTATTGCTTCATTCCCTTTAACTGACACAGATATAGGTTATAAATGTAACCTTACTGTCAGAGCAATTGATTATACGGAGGCGGTGTAAATGCTACCATTAGCACGAAATGGCTATACAAAAGCCCAAGTGATAGCAGCGTTGCATTCGTCTAACCGTAAAATTGCTTTTAGGTATGAGGTAATTGATAAAGACGGTAATGTAAAAGGACAACTACATAACGTAATTGATGGTGAAATAAGACAGAATGCTAATGCCAATATTAAACGTACAGCAAAGTTTACTTTGGATGAGTCACAAACAAGTATTGATATTGACTATTTAAGTGATAAGATTGCTCCTTATGTAAGGGTATGGATACCACCTGGGAAGATACTTGCTCATTCTTATTACTTTCCAACACCTTTATTGCCAGCACAATACGAAGAAATTAAAAGTGCACCTGATAGTGGTGGATGGGTAGAGTTTCCTCAAGGAGTCTTTTACTTATCTAGTCCCACTCGTGCTGACCAAAACAACAGTGTAATACGAAATATTGAGGCATTTGATGGCTTAATTGTGTTAAAAGAAGATAAGTTTGTTGATAGGTACACAATAACCTCTGGAACTTCCTATTATGATGCCATTATAAAGATATTACAGAGTGCAGGTGTTACTAAATGGAATATTGAGCAAACGGACAAGGTACTAGAAACTGATGTTGAATTTGAGCCAGGTAAGGAAAAATTATTTGCTATTAATGAGTTGTTAAGACAAATCAACTACGAATCAATTAAAGTTGATGTTTATGGTTATTATACATCATCTTATTACAGAAGTAGTGAGCAACGTTCACCTTCTTATACTTACATTGATGATGAACAATCCGTAACTTTACCTGGTATGAAAGAAGAATTCGATTTATCAGAAGTTCCTAATCAGTTTGTTGTTGTGAGGTCTAACGGAGAACAGGAACCGTTAAGAAGTGAATATACAAACAATAATCCTGATAGTCCTGTAAGTACAGTTAATCGTAATCGAACAATAACTGATTATCGAGAAGTGGATAAAATAGCAGATCAAGAGTCGTTAGATGGTTATACACTTAGGATTGCTTCAGAAGCTTCACAAATCTATGGGAAGATATCATTTCAAACTGCTATTATGCCAATGCATGACATTGGAGACGCTGTTCAAATCAACTATTCAAGGTTAGGTATTAATGAAAAATACTCAGAACAAAAATGGAGTTTTCCTTTAAGAGCAGGTGGAGTTATGAAACATGAACTAAGAAGGGTAGTGACTATATAAGATGATTACACCAGAAGAGTTTGTAAGGGATTTTGGTAACAAACCACAAGAGAATATCGTTAAATTTGCCAAGGTTGACCCTAATTATTCTAGTGGTCAGCCTTCTTTAATTTTCGATGGTGAAACAGTAGTTACAGTGAAGAAATATCCTTATCTATCTAGTTATGCACCATCTGCTAATGACAGAGTGATGCTTATCAAGAATGTAATTATGGGGAAGATTGTGTGAGGTGTTTAAATGAATAAAGTAACCATATTAAGCAATTATGAGAGAAAAGCTACAATGTTGCCTTTTGTAAGAAAAGCAATTGTATCAACTTTTCATGTAGAGTCTCATTACTCTTTCCTTTCTACTCAACAAATTGTTGATAGTCCAAAGGAGCGTGAATCATGATCACATTGAAGAAAAATGACAATGGAATAGGTCTCAGAGCCAAACTTGAAGATGAGAACGGAGCAGTCAATTTAACTGATTGTGAAGTTCTCTTTTTTATGGACGGAAATCAGATTCAAGCAACAATTGAAGATCCTTTAGGTGGTGTTGTAGCAGTGTTTTTTGACTCTGTTCATACATCCAAAACAGGTATGTTTAATGCTGAATATGAGGTTAGATTTCCAGATAGTCGAGTAGAGACCTTTCCAAACAATGATTATATAAAAATCAATATTACTAATGACTTGGGGTGATTGAATGTCTTACAAAGACAAAAATTTATTAATTGATAATTCAGGTAAACCTATTCCCCAAATATGGGACGAACGAGTAGGAGATTTTGTACCTGCAACAAACGAAAACAATGTACAAATCGTTAACTTTCATGATGGTACATCTTCAGCAAGTGAAGGTGTTGCTCTAAATGTAGGTGGTTTTAAGACACTTACCATTGAGATTTATGGATCTAGTACAAGTAGAACAATAGAATTTAAGGCTACAAGTGTCACAGGTAACAAACATGCTCTAAGTGGTGTTAATTTATCTGACTGGACTATGGAGTCAAGTACAACTGGAACAAATGAAATATGGCAGTTTGATGTTACTGGTTTGGAGCAAGTCACAATTGAGGTGACAGCAATATCTGGTGGAGATGTAACTGTTAAAGGGAAGGCAGTGGTATAATGAGCGATTTATTAGCTAGAGCATATGCCAAGAAAACAAGAGATGATGTTCAAGATTCATTAGATACTTTAGACCAAGCCACTAGCGATGCTAACCAAGCCACAACAAATGCCGATAACGCAGCAACATATGCCACTAATCAAGGTGATTATGCAAAGCAAGAAGCAGACCGACTAGTTAATGTAGATGCAGCACAATTTGATTCAAGGGTAACAAATCTTGAAGAGGAACACACCGAACAAGACCAACAAACTGCTAATCTTGTACATGGGACACAAGTTATACAGAGTGATCAATCTTCTCCATTAAAAGTTGAATTTTATGGGAATTCACTCGTCAATAAACTCGGACGAGACGGTAATTTTGAAACGGATTCAGATGGAGATGGCGTAGCTGATGGATGGGAAGCACAGACGGTTCAAGTAAAGCAAGGTTTAGGACTAGGCACAGTGAGTCAGTTTTTAATAGTGTAGAAACAACTACATCTAAAACATTGTACGTCAAATTTTCACCTACTTCTACGGGCGGAGAGCTACTTGATGTAATGAACGTCACACCTATTGGAACAGTGGGTTGGGTTCAATTTGACGGTGTTCGCCTATATGAAATCGACCAATCTACCTATGACACAATCGGAGTAAGCCTAACTGACGCAGACGTTGAGCGATTATTCCCTTATGTGGATTCAGTGCAACATTGTAAAAACCCTGTTTTATTCAGT